CCGCACCGAAGAACTAAATCAGGATCTAAGCCAGGTCCAAAGCCAGAGTAGTCGCCACAACACACCCTATCTCCCACAGATAGAAGCGAATTGGTTAACATACTCCAGTCAGGGCCATGGACATTAATCCCAATAGCAATTCCAAGTCTAAAACCGTTTGATTGTGTTGCAGAAGCAAAGTCAAGCATATAACGTCGCAAGTCGATAACCTGTTCAATCGGACACCCGTTAATGAGGCGGGGGTTCTTCCCAGGCTTCAATCTTTCATCTTTCAAGAAGTTATGATAGACACTAAAAGGTATTATACCACTCTTCCTTTGTTGATGATTAACATTATATATCTCAACCAACTCCTTACGAATACCGTTCACCTTTAAACCATTACCAGAATCGTCGTAGTCAATAAACTTTTCCTTCGTTGTTCCATAACCAAGAGTAGCCAAAGGCCAACCAACTGATGTATTGCGTTTAAGGGGTTCCATAAATGGAACACCTACAACGCCCACAAGAGCTTCTTCAAGAGAGCGAACCCCCACCTGCGCAGTTTGAGGAGCACAGGTAGAGACTATCTCCCTCTCCAAAAATCTTGTCACCTCTTCAACATCTTGTTGCGGCCAAGAGAGAGTTGGAGATCCCCCTTTAGCTAAAGCTATTTCTAGCTTATCTTTACCAGGAAACTCTTCACCAGATGAGAACATACTCACTGGCACCCTAGCAGGGGGAGCAAGAACACCGAAAGAAACCGCCTTAACAATCCCAGAAGTCAAAGGAAGCGATGCCTCCTGACCCTGCGGTACCAAGCCCATCGGGACAAACTCACCTTTCGGTTTAACCTTTTGTCCAACTTCAAGGCTTACCTCCGCAGGCTCAACAGCCATCACTAAATTTGAAAAGTATTCGCTCGTTAATAACATAGAATAACCAGTACCAGAGGCCCCAGCCACATGCATCCCAATCACTAAACCCGATCTTTTATCAAGCAATAATGAACCACACATACCGCGCTTTTCAACAGGGTATGTATAGCCCAACAATGCGTGAGTATAATCCAAAGTTTCTGTCTTATATGTTGCCATTTTATCGACAGGATTCGTTCTAACATGATGCAAATGGGGGAGGTCGCCAGTTTGATAGCCAGTAACGTCAACAAGAACCGCGTCATTTGAGATAGCGCCGATGCGGTTTTTCGGCACTAACTTTTGCACAATCTTACGGAAACAA